GCCGCTCCAGACGGCTGTGGCAATCGTTACCAGGCCATTCCAGACCCCGGTGAAGAAGGCGGCCAGGGCAGAAAACAGGCTCATCCCAAAAGCGACAATGTTGTTCCAAATCGCAATGATAGCGGCCCGGAACTGTTCGTTTGTATTCCAGAAGTAAATAATTGCGGCTACGACAGCGATGATGACAGCAACAATCGCTATAATCGGATTGGCCATGAGGGCCAGAGCCAAGGCTCTGGCTCCCGTCGCGGCAAGGCGAAACGCTGTACCAAGCCCGCTTAACCCGGCTTTGAAAATATTTGAAGCCATCGCGGCCCCACGCAATACGGTTTCCCCATTCTTGTTTACTATGAAGAACAAGTTAGCCGTCTCTTTAAGCATATTGAAACCGGCTCTGATAGCTAAAATAGACCTGGCAGCCAATAAGACGCCGGCAAAGCTGGCGGCCAGGGCAACCATAGTTTGTATCAATACCTGATGTTCTTTGGCCCATTTGGCAAAAGCAACGACGACAGGAACGATATTCTGTAAGATGCTATTAATGGCTGGTAATAATGCGGATCCGATTTCAATGGCCACGGCTGTAATACTATTTCTAAATAGCGATAATTGATTTGCTGTTGTTCCGCACCGCGCTGCATATTCTGCATCCACAGAACCTCCATATTGCATAGCATTGTTAACTTTATTAAAATTGTCCTGTAGTGCATCTAAGTTAGTCAATAATGGCGCAATTGCCCCAATGGATTCTTTTCCGAACAAATCAGCCAGTACGCTGGCTTGCTGGTCTTTCGGTAAGGCTTGCAATGCGCGAAAAACGTCCATGATGGCGCCTTTAGCGTCGGTTTGCATCCGCTTGGCCATATCTGCCGCATCAAATCCCAGCTGTTGGAAGGCCGCGGCCTGGCTCTTCGTGGCGCCTTCGCCTGCTGTCATACCCAAAATTAGATTCTTGATGCCAGTTGCGGCTACATCCGACTGTACCCCTGTGGCAACCATGGATGCCCCTAGCGCGGCAATTTCGCCAGATGCGACCCCGCCGATTTCCCCAAGTGGCCCGATACGGGTCACGACGTCTGCAATCAATGGTGCTGAAGCTGCTGTCGTGTTGCCCAAGTAATTAATCTTATCTGCTAAGGCAACAACTCCGTCTTGATTTAGGTTAAATGCGCTTCTCCATTTGGCCATCATGTCCCCGGCCTGGTCAGCTGTAATATCAAAAGCTACGCCCATCTTTACGGCATCTTGGGCGAATTGCATCAAATCTTGACGCGCTATCCCAGCCTGCCCGCCAGCGGCCACGATTTTGGCAATCCCCGAAGCAGCCATCGGCATCTTCGTGGACAAGTCTAAGATATCCTGTCCCATTTCTTTAAATTGCTGTGGAGTGTCAAAATCGACAACCTTTCTAACTTCTGCCATTTCACTTTCAAAATCCATAGCTGCTTTCGTTGCCCCCACTAACGGTGCTGCCAGGACAACCGTTTTCATTGCAGTCCCAGCCAAATTACTTTTCGCACTGTCAAAGGCCGCCTGTGCTTTTTGCTTTCTGGCCTGGGCATCTAAGATGTCGGACCGTCGCTGGGTCAAATCGTTGATACGAGCTTGGAGAGCGGCAATCTGCCGATACGATGCTACACTGACCTGGCCTGTGGCCCGCTGTTCAGCGGAGGCCGCCCGCTGTGCACTCCGCATGGCGTCATTGGCTGCCTTGATTTGCGCCTTCAACTCTTTAGACTCGGCGATAGCCCGCTGCATAGACGACGCGACAGACCCGTCCAGCCGCCCTTTGATAGCAATGGCTAATTCCATGACACGGCTCATTTTACTGCCCTCCCTTCTTAGCCTTCTTCATTTCTTCTTCTTCCCGTTCGACTTCTTCGTTCATGACTTGAATCCACTCATAAAAATCACCGATTGGCTGATCCAGGAACCATCCAATCGGCGTTTTCGTGTACTTCGCCAGCCTCATGGCCGATAATCTTATATTTTCTACGGCTCCTTGGGAAGCAAAAAATTCTGCGCTTTCAAGCAGGCTGCCATAAAGTCCGGACCACTCAGGTTGAGGATATCATCATACTTCATTTTGGCTGCCGCCGCGGCCACGATGGCCTGGTATTCCATCGACAAGGCCGGTACGGCCATGAGTTTATCTTTCTTTTTAGCCTGGTTCATGCAAGCCAGCAGAGCATAGCCGTTCAGTTTTGCAAAGTCAAAATAAATTTCCGTTTGCCCGTTCGGCAACGGAGTTGTCAGATGCAGGATATTTCCCTGATCTACGATTTCAGCGTTGACGAGTTCATTTTCTTTTTCTTTCATGCTAATCCTCCTAATTCATGCCGATATTGGCCCGGACCTGCTGTAACAGGTCGACACCATTGACGATGGCTTTGTATCCGTATTTGTCGATTTCGCAGAGCGTGGAGCCGCCCATTTCGATTTTAAAGTACGTGCATTCGATGACGGTTTCGCTGTCTGTCTTGGACCCGGCCTTGAATTTGCCCGGGTTGTGGCTCTTTACACGGCCACGGACGGCAACGCGGTACTGTTCGTGTTCGTAGTCGTTGGCACCGCTATCCCAGTTCTGGATATCCGAATAGAGTTCCAGCGCCAAGGTGCTGCCGCCGACCAGGCGGGAACTGGTTTTTGTCGGCACCTGCCAGGTCAGTTTTAATTCCAGGGAATCGAAATGCCCGGCAATGGGCGCCTCGATTTTCCCAGCGACCCCAATGCCTTCGATGTCTTCCGTCAGTGATTTCAAATCCGGCAATTCGACTTCATTTACACCAATCAAATCATCAGCGCCGTCGATATATGCCCGCATGTCGTTAATGACTTCCGGGATTTTATTTACTGCCATGTGTGTCCCTCCTTACGAGAATAATGCTTCAAAATTCGATACATCGTATTCAAAGGTGTCTTCGATGTCCTGGGCCGGAACCGGCGGCGTCAATTTGGTGTGAATCCGGAAGATGCCGGCCAGTAAATCCGTTGTCGGGTTTTCATCGGACAGGAACTGTACTTCGGCGCCTAAGAGGTAGCCCCGGGCTGTCAATCCATTCAGCCGTACCTGTTCGCTGTCCACCAAGGTCTTAACTAATCGCGGTGTAATCGGCTGGTCCGTCTTTTGCCAGTTGGTCAGGATGAATGTCTGATACTGCCAGTTGAACATACGCCGTACGCAGATGAATGCATCTTTGACGTCTGTCGTACCCGGATAGGCCCCAGTATAGTTACCCCAGGACTTCCAACCGCCTGAGAAATTCAAGCCTGTAACGACGCCCTGTGAATTCAGCAAATTAGCCTGTGTCAGATTGAGGCTTACTTCGGTGCCGTCCTTCAAGCACAGTCCCGTTACCTGTAACGTCTGATTAGATGGCGACTGGTAGGGTACATCATTATTATTGCCATCGGTAACGCCGATAATGCCCATGATATGGGTCGACAAATGGAAAACCATGTCGCCGTTTTTAGCGCACGGCCAGCATACAATCTGGTTGTTTCCCGTGTAGTTGTTGCCGTTCTTCCACATATTGACATCGGCGTATTTTTTGACCTGCTCCGTATTGATGTCTACCAGTGCCATGCAAGGGAACAATCCGTCTATTTTAGCCGCTTTGGCTTTCATGACAGCGGCAATGGCCGGCTTTTCAGACCATCCCGGTGCTGCCAACAGGCCTGGAACTTTGCCAATCTGGAAATAAATATCGTCGACGAGTTCCAGCCCTTTGTTTTTGCCATCCGTGGACATGCCGCCGATGATATCGTCATCTTTGACAGCCGTCGGATCTAATTTGTCATAAGTAACATTGATGCTCGATACGGAGGCCAGGGCACCATCATCCAAGAGGGTAATGATGAGCTGACCATCATCGTCGTATGCCGCCGTATAGTCCTTATCCAAGGTGGCTGCGGACTCGTCTGCACTGCCCTTGACTGTCAGCGTATGCAATAAGACCGGATCCGTAATGATGACCTGTTTCTTCGTAACTGTCTTGGCTGTGTCCGAAACGGATACTTTATGTTTGGCTGGGTCCAATACATTGACAAATACAATTGGTTTTACATTGTACAGTTTGAATTCGGTATACATCGCTTCGCAGAGCGTGTACTTATCCCAGTCGGGATGATACCCCAAATTCTGCGTCGCTTCCTTCCAGCTGTAGCAGATGACGGGTTTATTGACATAGGCCGTCGGGTCTTCTGTCAGATGGACAGGCGCCGTCCCGAAGACAACCGGCAAGCCGGAATCAGTGGCGACAGTCGCCACAATCGAGGTCGGGACTTCGCTTGCTTTTACGCCGTGGAAAAATGCCATTTTATTTACCTCCGTGTAATGCCATGGCCCGTTTATACATGATGTTTCTCAACGAGCCTGTAGATTTAACTTCTTTTTGTGCCGCATCTAATTCGCCCGCTGTGACGAACAGATGCTTATATACCGGGTCGTCCTTATATTTTGCAGGAATCCCGTCTGCGAAAATCTGATTCGTGTGGATTTCCGTGTCTTTATAGGCTGGGCCGACGTAGATGACCGGCCCGCTGTTTTCATTCATCGTATCTGCCTCCTAAAACCTCCCAATGAGTTTGACGTGGCTGCGGAATGAATACGTCGAACTCAATGACACCTACCCATTGTGGGAACGGCTGGTCATCGGGAATCGTCGTCTTGATATTCCCGTCATCTATATCAATGAACCATTTCTTGGCAATGGGATTGTTGGCCAGCAGGTGATAGCGGATGAATTCGAGGAAATGGAACAACATATGAGCTCCATAGGTCATATCTTCATCGTAAATGGTCGCGTAGATGACGATAGACGTAACGGACTTATCCCGGTCGTCTGTCGTAGCTTCTGGCCGTACCACGACGGCCGGACAAAGTTTCTTTTGGTCTGCCCGGTTATTCGCCCGGGGCAGGAATCCGGCGTATACATTTACATCCGTATCGACACTCGAAAAGATATTTTCTGGCCGGCCTTCACAATATTCCTGGTAAGCCGTGAATTTTTCTTTCAAGAATTCCGCGATACCTTCCGCGCATTCCAAGGGGGTCATCGCATCACTTCCCTAATCTGTATTCGATTTCATGTTCCAATCGTTCTTCAAAGACGTCACTGCCACGATCCATCATGACGCTCAGGACATCGGGATTGCCGAATAACTGCGGCACCGCCGGCCCATAGATACCTTTCAGCGGGTATCTTTCCTTGCCCTTACGGGCGACGAATGCCCCGCCTAGGCTAAAGCCGCGGGGGACATGCGTCATTTTCCCTCGTTTTACAGATATGAAGACGCCGTCCCGCCGCTTCTTGGCCTGGTATTTATGGATTGCCTCGGGCGCCCCTTTGACAAGGATGGTAGCGCCGTCTTCATCGGCCCGGATCTGCGCCTTGGCTTTCAGGTCTCCGGCCTTCATGGTATAAATGCTTCGGATTTCCTTCGTTCCGGCCTGCCGTGCCGCTCTGGCCGCCCGCTTCCCGGCCGCTACGGCTGCCCTGGCGATCTCTTTGTCGCTCAGAGTGGACAAGGCATCCATTATTTTTTTATTTCCCTGGATGTCGATTTCTACGCTCATAGGCCCTCCTAGTGATTCTTGTGCAGGGTCATCGTTAAGATTCCCATGTCGTCGATGACATTATCTACCAGGCAGTAATCACCATCGACAGTAAAGCTTTCTCCTTCCGCTGGGACTTCTCCATAATCGTCTTTAGCGATATGAATGATGATGACCTGGCCGTGGGTGCTCTCGAAACCAGAATAGATTTCCTGTGTCTGGAACATCGCATCTTCTTTGGGACTCTGCACGATGCATGTATACTTCTTGCCATTCAGCTCATGCGTCTCGGCGAATTCATCGGCATTGAGAAAAGCCGGAATGTCCGAAGCTACCATTTCTTTGAACGTGCTCATTTTTGGACGGCTGCGGCGGCATCAGCCTGGGGCAGTTCCATCCCCGGTTCGTCTGCCGGCGATTCTTCCGTCTCTGGCTCATTAGCCGGGGCCACTTTGTCCCCAACCAAGGCAACAACTTGTTCATCGGCCCGTTCCATGAGTTTTTCCGCTTCATCGTCCGGCAACTCGAACGAGTCGCCAGTCCGATATAAGTGCTTGCCCATGGAAACGCAGCCGTATGTAACGACTAACTTCATGGTCATCCCTCCTATTTCGCTTTGATGACGGCCCAATCGTCGACAAACTGCGGAGCCAGGACACAACGGCAGTACATGTAGAAGCTCAATACCTGCGTATCCTTGTTGCCGTTATAGTACGGCACATACGGTGCAACGAAGGTTTCGTAGGCCGTGCCGGCATCATTGAGCAGGGTGCAGGCGCCGTGGAGCTGACTGCCGCGGCCCGGAATGGCGATGATGGCCGTATCGGGGTCGATGAAATACTGCGATTTCCCGGCATCGTCGGTGTACGTTTCTGCATAGGTATAGACGTCGAGGTTCAGCGATTTGATGCGCCCGACGTGAGTAATCTGCGGGCTGATGATCTGCGGCTGGAAGCCCATGAGGGACAGATTGTCCGCCGTCGGAACCATCATCCATTTCATGATCTGGTCATTGCTCAGCAAATAATCTGCGATATTTTTCCCACAAATCATCATGGTCGGGACGATACCGGCGTCTTCCTGGATGAGTTCCGAAGCGTTCTTGATGTCGCTGTAAATCGTCGCGCCGGCTTTATCCCAGGTTGTCGTCGGCGTGACTTTATGGTCAAAGTCAAACGCAATGGTGTCAATCAACACCGTCTTGCCGTCATCGGCATAACCTTCGATGTCGCATTTACCAGTCTGCAAGATATCCGCCGCCATCTTCGCTTTGCGGTTGATGATTGCGTTCTGCAAATCCACCATATCTTCAGCCTGCTTGATGGCTGCGCGCTGGGCCGGTGTCGTCGTGCTGTAGATGTTTTCGCCAAAGCCACGTTCCGATAATTCTTCCGGATCTACTACCTTACTCGGCCCCATCATCGGCGGCTGGTAGATAGCGATTTTAGAGCCCGTGTCTTTCAGGCTCGCTCCTTTTGCGCCACGAACGACAAAGGGGGCCAGCTGACGGCCACGCTTGCGGTATTCTACGGCAATTTTGGTCGTAACGGCTGTCGCCGGTACAAGCGGGAAAAAGGTATCAAGCAAAAACGATGCCGGCGGCGTAATCCGTTCCATTGCCTGCATCAACGATACAGTATCTCTCAATTCAATAGCCATGTTCAGTTCCTCCTAGTGTACAGATGTTAAGAAAATACCGGCATTTCGTAACTCTTCTTCGTGTGCGTCAACCGTATCTTCGCCGGCGGCAATGAGGTATTCGCGATGGAATCGGCCGGAAACATAGACCGTCGCAACGGTGGCTTTATCATCCACGTCGCAACTCAAAATAGCATTGGCAACAGCGGCTTTAGCCGTAGCCACAGCGGCTGTCCCGGTAACGGTCATCAGCGTGCCGCGTTTCATGGCCGTTCCAGCCGTTAAGGTGACGTTCTTGAGCAAAATGGGAATTTCCGGCCCGCCGATAAGCTGGTCGTGTTTAATGTCGATGACTTCTCTGATTGCCATTATTTTGCACCTCTCAATCTATTCGCTGCATTGACTACATCTTCAATGTCCTGAGCTTTCTTTACTGCTGCCTGGTTCTGCGGCATTCCTGTTTTCGGCACTGGCGTTACCTGTTCAGATCCGGACTGCATCTGTTCCATAATCATGGTGCGTACGCTTGCTAGTGCCTGGTCACTCGGCGACTGTACGCCGGCGACGGCTTCGATATAGGGAGCTACATCATCCGCTGTCCGACCGTCGCTGATAGCCCGGTCAATCATGGCATCGGTGTATACGTTCCCGTTTTTCAGTGCCTTCAATTCAGCAATTCGCTTCGATTCATCCGCATCCTTGTTCGCGTTCTGCGGGTTCAACCCCAATAAGGCTGCCAGTTTGCTGGCTAAGGTTTTATCATCCATATTTTTTTCTCCTTTGTTGATGATCTTTTCAAGCTGTGCCCGGTTCTTCATGTGACATGGGCAGGAAATATTATTGACAATCAGCATATTGTCATTCAGGCTGGCCGTGACCTGATAGTCTTCGTCGATGGCGTCGATGAAACCATTTTCCAGGGCCTGGTCGGCCGTCATCCACGTTTCATCGTCCATCATCTGTGCCAATTCATCCGTTGTCTTATGGCATCGTTCTGCATAGACGTTCAAAATCGTTTCTTTCGTCGATGCCAGCGCTTTCTGTAATTTGGCCAGGCCCTGTTCATCATAGCCGCCGATGAGAAAGGATGCCGGGTTGTGAATCATGTACAGTGCATTCCGCGGCATTTCGACGCTGTCGCCAGCACAAGCGATGATAGTGGCCGCACTGGCACACATCCCGTCGATATGCATGGTCTTCTTGCCGCTGTAGCCTTTGAGCATCGTATAAATGGCCTGGGCCGCGAACACGTCGCCACCGGGACTGTTGATGCGTACAGTCAGATTCTTGCCGCCACATTCTTTTAAATCGTCGTTGAACTGGCGCGGCGTAACGTCATCGTCGTACCATGACTGCGACGCGATGGCGCCATACAGCAGCAGTTCTGCGTTGTCGTCGCCCGCTTCATTGACGAAACGCCAAAATCTTTTACTCTTCATGGGTTGTCTCTCCTTTGTCGGCCAGCACTTCCGGGCTTCCGATAGTCAGACCGTATTTTTCAATCATCTTCTGTTCGTACGCCAGCTGTTCCAGATTTTCTTCCAAGTCTGTGCCTGTCAGCTCAGCCGCTTCTCGTTCTCGTGTGCTCAGACCGTATGTCGTCCGCAAGGCGCTGCCGTTGACATCTTTTACCGGGTCAAGTATCGTCATGGTCGGCCCGTACCAATCGGCGTTGCACCAACATTTCCGAATCAATGGATCCGTGAAGAATCCCGGGGCTTTGACGCGTCCGATGGCAATGGCTTCGGCCAGCCACATTTCATAGACAGGCTGGCAAAAATCGCGGGCGAACCAAATGCGCCGGCGCTTATATTCTTCCCACGCCTGTAGCATGGCGGCACGGGAGGCCGAATAGGATGACGTGAAATGCTTCATCAGGACTTCGTAAGGCTGGCCGATGGCACTGCCTACCATTTCCAAGAGCTTCGTCGTGAAGGCGTCAAACGTCGACATGCTACGAGACGCATCAATGCTTTTGACATCGACGCCACGAGGAAGGGCATTGATGGTCCCAGGCCCTAATGCGTATTCGTCCGGGTCGATGACGGGACCGCCCTGGGGGGCAATGGTTTTGCCGATGAAGTCATTCAGCGTGCCGCCTGATGTCTGGGATTCCGTGAAAAACAGTGAGAAAAAGGACTTTACAATGGCGGCTGTCAGCTCAGCCGTTGTGTAACGGCTGACTTGTTTCAGCGTCTCAATGACAGGTGATAAATACGGCGCTCCTCGATATTGTTCCGGCCGCTGGTCGTTGCTGGTCTGTATGATGTTTGGCATGCCACAAATATCTCCCCATGCTTTGACGCGGGTCCAGGTGGCAATCGTCCCTATATCTACTGGATCGCCAGGTACTTTGTTCGATACCCAATATGCGGCGACAGCTCCATCCGGGTCGATTTCTACACCGGATATGATTTTGTTCCCCGGTGTGGGCGCCGTCATTTCGACGGCATATGGACCGGTAATGCCATAGTAGTCCCGGCCATAGGGATTGCTTACCCGGTTGCCTTCCAAAAGTTGCAGGCGCAAGCTGTACGGCATATCCGCTGTCGGCGGCCGGCGCTTGAACAGGCAAAAGGCATCGCCATCCACGAGATAACCCGTGTAGTTGATGTCCTGCATGTCGTAAAAATTATTGCGCCTCGTCAAATCGCACTGTGTCGAGCTGGCCCACAGGTCGAATTCCTGGGCTACATGGCGTGACCATTCCCGGGACTCGTCGGCTGTCATACCTAACAGCTTGTACTTGGGGCGCGGAAACAGATGCAACCCCGCCCCAATCGTATGCAGTGAACTGGTCATGATAGCCGCTGCCCCAATGGGCGTATTGATAGACTGGTCGGCACTGCGGTTGCGCAACGTATACAGATTGGCGTTTACGTCTGATTTTGCGGAATATTTTCGCGGATTGTAGGCTTTTAGAATATTGCTTTCATGTGAAGCCCCGCCGTTTGAATAACCGCTGTTCTGGATTGTCGGCGTCCGCGCCTTTTGTCGTGACCGTTTATTTCGTTTTGCCATGGTCGGCCCTCCTTAATCGAAAAATACAATGCGCTTCCCGCGCCCTTTCCCTGGTGTTTCGCTGTCATCCAGCGTCGCCCCGCTGGCGATCAGGTTGTCGATGGCGACGCGGATACTGGACAAATCCGCCCTTGTCAGGGTCCGGTTCCCGATGGTATACGACTGTCCCATCAAAACGGCCTTCTCGGCTTCTACATACCGGGCCAGTCGTTCATTTTGCAGTTTACTCATTAGTTCCTCCTACCAAATGTTCGTCTGTTTGCTGACCCGTCGTTTCCTTGCGGGCTTAGGTGGTTCTTTTCTGACAACCGCTTCCTGCGCCGGCTGTTTCATGATAGTTTGCAGTTCATCCCATTGCGGATTGACCGACAACATGCATCCCAGGTTGTAGACTCGAAGATCCAGAGGTTCGTTTCGGACACCTTTTGTTGGCTGCCATATCTCTCGAATGCTGCCATATCGTCTTATCTTTACCTTTCGTTCAGACATAATTCCTTTGAAGTAGATTTCATCATATCCCCTATTTTGCAAGCCTTCTTGGTCTTCATCCAATGGAAAATGCATATATTGTGCTCCTGGTGATTTAATGGCCAGGCGGTTCATGACCTGCTGTTTGCCATCGTCGACACCGAGGATGACCAGTGGTATCGGCGTCCCCGATGCCTTCCCGATTTTGTAGTTCAGCGGAATTCCTGGGCGATTGCTATATCCTTTGATGGCAAATCGCTGTTTAATGAAATTTTTTTCGCAATAGCGATAAACATGACCGGTATAATGACCGCCAGAGTCGATGAAAGTCCGGACGATTTTCAACCCGGTCCCGTTTTTAAACCGGTATACATGTTCAAGTATTTTATCTAGTTCACTCCATGTTGATTCCCAATCTGGTTGCCCTAAGATAATTCCCTTGCGGATTCCCCACGACTCTTCACCGGCTCCCCAGCCGCATACTTCATATTCCAGTCGATTGTCCTGGGTGTCGACGGCTGCCGTCAATAACAGCACGCCATCGGGCAATTCTGCTCCATATGCTTCCCGGCGTCTAAGAAAGATTGTTTCATCCTCGAAAGCGCCTTGTTCATGATAACTTTCTCCAAAACGGGTATTAACAACAACCATTTCTCGCTCTGGATTTCCCTTGGCTTCCATCCACTCCCGCATAATATCATTCCAGCCAATCCAAGGAGAGGTAAAGGCATTAATAAAAAATGAGCGTATCCCATTAAACAATGCTTTGGGATTTCGGGCCACATACATCTGTTTCGCATTTCTCATTTGTTGTTCTGTAAACTCAAATCCACAATCAGGGCATCGCCATTTTACGCCATGAACAATTACCTGACGGCGCCCGCTTTTATCACGATGTTCCTCCGCATCTGTTATCATATCCAAATAACGAATCAAGTGCCATTCGCCACAATTAGGGCATTGATGCTGCCATTCTTCTTGCGTGCCTGCATTGTATTCAATTTCAATCCGGCTATCGCCCTCTATAGTTGGTGTACTAAACAAACCCATGACATAATTCCAGAATGTCGTCATACGCTTACTAGCAAGATCCACCGGATCGCCTTCATTTCCAGCTGATTCAGGAAAACGGTCCACTTCATCAGCCAACAGAATCCGTACCGGCCGGCTGGCCAGTCCGGCTGGACTGTTAGCTCCACACATGACCAGTCGGCCGCCTGGGAAGAATTTCGACAGAATCGTGTTGTTTCCGTCCCTGGTTTTGGCCGTCTTATCCCCGGCCCGCTTCACATCGTAGAACAACGAACTCAATACGGGCGTGTCGCGTATCATGGGAGCAATACGTGATTTGGAATAATCCTGGGCCATGTCTACTGTCGGCTGTATCATCATGATGGAAGCCGGGTCCAGGTGGGCAAAGCGGCCGATGACGTTGTTCATGATGTCTGATTTGCCAATCTGCGCCGCCGACTTGACGACGACGCGATGTACGCCGGGTTCTGTGAAGGCATCCATGATGGCCCGTTGATACTCTGCCCGTTCCGTCCGCCATTTGCCAGGCTCTGACGAAACACCAGCCGACAAATAGCGATACGTATCAGCCCATTCGCTGACAGACGTCTTCGGCAGCGGTTTCAAGCCGTGCCGGGAAATATATTGCCATAATTCTTTCGCTGACTTCATGGCTCGTCCTCCTCTTCTACTTCTTCATCGGTGAAGAGATCCGGGCTATATTCACTCAGCTCAGATAGCTTTTCTTCCAATTCTTTCGTCAATCTGGCGTAAATTTCTTCTTTATTTTTTCCTTCCAGCTGTGGCGCCAGTTTTGTCGGCAGTCCCAACAGCTGCGTCCTCAAGTTAGACAACATTTCCGTCATGACTAATTCGACCGTTTTGGCACTGTATACGCGGTGTTCCATCTTGGCCAGGCGTAATTCAGCGATTTCCCGCTTCGTCTTTTCATGCCGGGCCTTTTCGGTCATATAGTCGATGTCTTCATCGCCACCGCTTCCTTTGGTGGCGTCTTTGTAATTGAGGATGGATTGTACCAAAAAGACGCCGCCACTCTTGTCTTTTTCATCGCGAATGACGACGCCTTCCTGGATTAACTGAGATATTCGGGGAGGGGTTAAGCCGATTGCGTCGGCCAGCGAACGCTGAGTAACCGTGATTTCACGGGCTTTCCCGCGTACTTTCATGACGCCCTCCCTCCTCTCTGACTTAACATTTGGGTTTGTTTATGCGAACGCGTGAGCTATATAAATAAATCATATCCCGCTTCACATAAAACCATTTGAAAATATAAATTAAGGGCTGAATTTTACTAAAATCTAGATTTTTTTTGGGCTCGCCTCGGTGAGCGCAAGGCTTTTGTTAACCCAAAAGAACCTAGTCGAAAAAAATCCAGAAATAAAAATTTCCGGACTCATCGAATCAAAAATCTTATTTTCCTCAAGTTGACCGGAAACCTTCGCAAAACCTTTCTGTTTTGTATCCAGCGTCACCGATGCGCACAGCATACAGGCAAGGTACATCCTGTGTATCGACCCATGGCGCATGGCCGCTGTCCGGGTAGTACAACACCCCGTCCACAGAGACGGGGTGCTGCTCCTTGCGTGTCTATCTATTCTTGAGGGGTGAAAACAATCATGTGCTCTACGCCATTTCCATTGCTTCACATATACACTATACCACAGGTCCAACGTGAACTACCATGAACTAGCATGAACTAATTTTATTTTTTTTGAAGATTTTGTCGAATTCTTCCAGCGCCTGGGTACGCAGTCCGTTTTCCTTTCTTCTAAGCCAGCTGACTGAGCAGATTCCTTCGCAGGCGTGCTCCCACGTTTCGTGAAAGATGTAATGCCGCTTCATGATAATCTTCATTCGCTCATCACTCATTTCTTCGACGAGTTCTTTGAATTCCAGCGGCAGGTCGACGACAGCAAGGTATTCGCTAATCATCTTGTCGCGCTTATCTAAAAGCTCGATTATTTTATCTTCCGCTGCGTTCCTGCCGTTGCCGCCGCTGACTCTCGGCTTGCTGTAGTCGATGGCATTCAGCGAATACAGGCTGTCCTGAATCTCTTTCAGCTCCTGCAGCAGCAGCTCCCCTTTTTCTTTCGCCCCGTACACTATTGTCAGGTATTCTCCGCTGGTCATTCCTCTCCTCCTTCAAACTGCAGTTCCGTCTGCGCCCGCTTCCCTTTGACAAAGAGTTCTGCTTCCGTCAGGGCCGACATGACATTCTTCGTCAGCTCTTTATCAAAAGCAATACTGATTTTCTCCGTCGTGAATTTCAGGTTCAGCCCGTCGTCCCCTTCCAGCGTCCCCGTAATGGCGAAGTTGGCGATGTGATTGTCCTGTGTGAATTTCGCAGTAACCTTCTGCACTTCGACGTTGCAGTCTTTCGCGGCGTCAAGTTTAGCCATGGCTTCGCCGATGCCGCTCATCGCCCGGTACAGTTCCGGCCGCGCGTATTCTCCGCTTTTCAGTGTGCAGGCTTGCGGATACGTCTGCTCGTTTTCGATGTATCCGATTCGGACATTTTTATCCGTCACGACAATCGTATGCACTATCATCTGATCATCTCCCGTCAATGAACGTAACTTTGACTTTGAATCCGCAAACTTCTGCGATTTGTTCCAGCGCCCGCTTCAGCAGCATCTTCCGGATACGGTAGCGACGGTTGCGCCGCTTCTCCTGCCGCTTCTTTTCGACGTGGCTGATAGCAATTTCCGCTGTCGGGTCGCTATAGTGTTCTGTGTTCATTTGCACCACTCCTATTCTCTTTTCGCGCCGGCCTCACCGTAAAGCTTGCGCAGATAATCGACGCACTTCTGCCGTACTTCGGCAGCCTTTGTCCCGTGATGGCGGTCGAAGTGGCACTCTTTGCAGAGCGTCACGGCTTTTTCCGCTTCATCGGATTTGTAGATGCCGCACGGTTCGTGATGGAATTTTTCTTCCCTTGGCACGTAGGCCCCGCACACGATGCACTTATTCCAGTCGCGGTCATGCACGAAGTCGTTGAGGTCCCTTAGCTTTTTCCCTGTAAGGTGGATGCGCTTTGTTTTTTCTTGATACATGGTTCTCCTTCCTTGTCATCTTGACAGTGATGTGCCAGCCCGTCATTTCATTGAAAGTACTGGACGCTTCGATGAATTCATAGCCCGGATAAATCTGTTCCCAGACTTCGCGGCAGTCTGTCAGGCCGGCCAGTTCTTCCAGTTTGCGGTGCGTGAAGGCCCAGTCTGTTTTCGTGACTTTCGGTTCCTTTAGGTTGCGCGAGCAGAAGTAGCTGCTTTCGTACTTTTCTTTGTTGCGTGATTCTTTCAGGATGTACTGGCAGAGTTTCTGCATCAGCTCTTCATCGTCTGCACGAAGCCGGCTTGCGTTACTCAAGCCCTTGCCCCAAATCGTTTCCAGTTCGTCACGATCCAGGCCGCCGTTAATCAGCATGTGAAAATGGAACTTGTCGCCCTTTCGTTCGATGGTCCCCATGTATTTCACCGGTCCCAACTTTCGAGCTGCTCGTTTCCGGTTCACGCGGCGTACGAAGTTGTGAAAATCTTTCTTCGCTTCCTTCTCGTTTGCCGGCATATTCATGACGTCATATGTGAGTGTCAGGTAAATGTCTTCTTCCGTGAAATTCGTACGTGCTTTCAAACGGAACTGCTTTAATGCTCTCGCTTTGTTCCGGCGTACCTGGTCAGGCGATGACAAGTTGACTTTCTTTTCTCTCATCGCTTTGCCCCGGCTGCTCATGTCTGCCATTTCGAACAGATCCGTTTCGAAGTATTCCTTTCCACAGAAGTATTTCACATTCCTGACGTAACTCATTTTTTCACTCCCTTTTCCCTAAGTGGTACTAAATATAACGCCTACTACAAGCCCCATAAGGGCCGAAGCCCTTTATTTTTTTATATAATACATATATAAGGAAAAATGGAGACGTCTAAAAAGACGTTTCCATTTCTTCTCTATTTTTCTTTGTATTCGTCGCATTCTTCGAAGATTTTTGCTCTCTGGCATTCACGGCAAAAATCTTCGATTGCGCACCCATCGCATACCGTTGTATGACCTCGGCAGTACTTAATGATTGTATTTACAGCTTTTCGTGCTTTTTTATCTGTAATCATCGTATCCCTCTCACCCGTAAATCTTGATTTCGCCGTACTTCTTTTCGAAGTTCGCGAGGTTTGAGTAGTGCTGGCCGCATTCGACGGCCAGGCACTTCATGTAGTCGTAAATGGCCGGTTCTCCTTCACGGATGCAGCCGGCGTAGAACTTTATTTTCTCCTGGACTTTCAGCAGGCGCTGTTTGCCGAATTTGAACAGCTCATTGAGTCCGAGGAATAAGTAGACGTAGCACGCTTCGATGGTTGCTGTCGCGGCTTCGCGCTGATCGCGGCCGATGAGCCCTAAACCTGACACGGTCCAGTTGATGAAGTCCCGTTCCAGCCGTTCGCTGATGCCCATGGCCTCGAACCGGCTGCGCAGTACCGCAAACGCTTTACCCGTGAATTTCGGGTCATTGGCAAGACTTTCGTAGTTATATTTATTGCATTGATTTTTCAGGCGCTCCATTCTTTTTTTGCTGAAGCCGTACATATCATGGAGTGCCATGAAGACCAGCGTAGCCGTCGTCGTTTCGCCGGCGTTATTGCCGATGGTTAGATTCTGTACTTTCGTCCGCATCTTTCGTACTCCTTTCTACATATTTGATGATAGTATGTACTATTTGTTCCGCTTCCCCTGGTATGCTTAGGCTGCCGAGCCGTTTTATCGATGTGCGGTTCATAATGGCTCCGAAGCCTACCTGTGGCAATACTGGGAACTTGACCTTCCCGGTTAAATTATTTGCTTCCAGCATGGCCATCTCATAGCGGCAGCGGTCCGGCTCATAGATGACGATTGCATAGCTTGGCTTGCCCATGTCGATTTCGATGACGTCTCCATCGAAGATATCCTTGTTATCGCCACCGACGATACCGATGCTGTGGCGGCATGTCGTGTTAAGTATCATCCCTCTCGGCGTGACCAGATATTTATCCGGCGACCTCATTTTCCTGTATTGATCCGCAACGTAGAGGACCGCTTCCCGGATATCTTTATCTTCCGGTTCTGTTTCTGGCTCTTCAGCCGCTTCTTCCGGCAGCGTTTCTTCTTTTTCGTTACATTCTAAATGAGACGAAATATTTTCCGTTTCATGCTCTGCCGGCGGTTCCACTTTCCTGACGGACGGTGGTTCTTCCTGTGGCGGATAATAAACTGGCTCTGTCTTTTCCGGCCCCGCGATGGGTGCGATGAAGACTTCGATGGCTTTCAGCGTAATCTCTGCGTCGTCTTTATGCTGCTCATAGAATTCTTTTTGCATGTCCGGCGTCAGCTTCGACAGCTCATAGGCTGCCGAGATACCGAGCTTGCCGCTTTTCATCCAGTCTTCGTAGTACTTGCGCAGGTTATTCGAGATGGCCGAGTACCTGGCAATGTTGGTCTTGCTTTCGTGCAGTGTCTTGGCAATAGCATCGCGCTTGCGGCCTGTGATTTTCCCGGTCATGACGCCGTATTTAAACAGGCTGTTTAGCTGCTTATACTGCTCGACTCGTTCCCAGGCGGTCAAGTCTCTCGACGTGCTGTTCGTGTCGATCAGCAGCAGCTGGTTGCCGTAGTGGTCTGTGGAAATATCACACGGCACAGTGTTCGGGATGCCGACAGCGTGTTCCTTCAGCAGTTCTCTGACGGCCTTGCAGCGTCGATGCCCGGAAACAATCATATAGCGTCCGTCGTCCATCGGTTCGACAATCAGGTTCTGGCGGACGCCGCCGGCAGCGACGATAGAGTTTTTCAGCTCTTCTACGTCGCCGACGATGTAAAAGTTATCCGGATTCTCTACCAGCAGTTCGACGGGGATCTGCTTGATTTGTCGTTCTTTTTTTCTCAGCATCCCCATGTTTTCTCTGAGATTCATTTCTTCACCTTCCTCATTTCTTTAATTCTCTTGATGGCTTCATTGGCCACTTTGCGATATTGCCAGGCAGGCTTCAGGTTCATGCCCATTTCTCCGATGGGTCTGCAGACAAGCATACTTTCCTTCGCTTTGCGGCTGTGGTCGATTCTCGTTTTGAAGACGTTAAAGCGTTCCCGCAGAATACTTTCCGCTGCGGCGCTGTAGTCGTATTCTTCGTAGTCCGTGATAAGGACCCCCAGCAGGCGAAGTGTTGGATTGACACCCCAAATATCCTCAATGTCTGCATCCAGCTCGACGAGGCCCTGACTGGAAAAAGCGTCCAATTTGACCGGTACGATGATGTAGTCGGCCATGGAAAGAGCCTTGTCTGTCAGCGCGTTGAAGCTCGGCGGGCAGTCCATCAGGACGATGTCATAATCTTTGATAATCTGGTAGGGCTTGATATCGTTTTCACGATACATTTCCCGTTCGAGCTTGTTTAGATCCTTATTCCCCGGCATGATATCCAGATACGGCCAGTCCGTGCCTACGATTTCTTTCGTGCGCAGTCCGCACGGCCCTTCTGCCGTGAAGCGATGGTAGAACTGCGACAGGTTTCCCTGTGGGTCGAAGTCTATCATCAGGACGCGAGGCGGTTTCTTTTTCGGTGCGCCTGGTACGTGTTTTGTCCTGCAGGTCGCGAAGAGATGGCCAAGAGTGGCCGTCGCCAGTGTTTTGCCGACGCCGCCTTTGAAATTATAGATGACAATCTTAATCATGCTGCACCATCCATTCCGCGGCTTCCGCTGCTGTCATGTCCAGCTCCGCTGCTTTTGTTCGGATGGCGGCCATGGTCTGCTGATAGTCCTTGCCCAGGCGCCTGCCGAGGATAGCAGCAGCCGTCAGGAAATTGTACGTCTTTGGCTGGCCCTTCTTATCTGTCTTGTGGCTTGCCGCCATGTATTCGCATTGTTTCCAGTATTCCGTGCGGTTTGCGATATACCTGCAGTGTGCTGAGCAGTATTTCTGGATGGACCGACCCTTCAGCGGATTTCCGCAAACAGGACAGACGCGGTCTTCCCTATGGTTCATCCGCGCCCAGACGCTTTCTTTTTCGGCGTCCGTCATTTGTTTCCATACCATCGTCTTTCCCACTTCGTTCACTCCTTTTGTATTTACAGTTCCACGTCATGCGGCCCATGAAGTATGGGCACCCTTCACAGTGATGCTGGCAGATGTCTTCGCCGCGTTCCAGGCAATAGACCCAATGATTCGTCTTACGGCCGCATAGTGGGCATGTGTCGTTATAGATCATTTTGCGACGGCGGTTTCTTTTCCCGCTTTGGCACTCTCGCAATCGGTGCCCAGGCGTAGATTTCCTTGTTCGTCAGGTTTTTGTATTCTTCGTCGATAACCCAGCCATTTATAAGACGGGCGCCGCAAGCATAAACGCGGCCTCCCTTTGTTGCTACCAGGATACGCTTGTTGAGCGCCGGCAGCTCTTCATCAGGAAATACCCATTTCATTGTCATCCCTCCTATATCCAGCTAATCAAAAGAGCTTCATCGTTCATCGCGACTTTACAGCCCCATTCATCTACCATTTTGCAAACCGCTGCGTCGACATTATCATCGCCTGTCTTCTGGATGACGGTATAGCGCCGGCCATTTTCGCAGGCTCTGTCAATGTCGCGCCGTATGCGGTCACTGCTGATATCTATCATTGTTTCCTCCTAGAAATTGATGACAATGCGCTGGCCTGGGCGGATACTGCAGTTTTCGTCGAGGTCGTTGTTGACCTGCAGGTCGAAAATCACTTCGCGGATGTCTTCTCCGCGTTCATCGGCAATAGGTCTGGCGATATCCCACAGACTTTCGCCCTGTTGGACGATGTGGATCTGCGCGTCGTTCTGTGCCTGGACGGCTTCATCAGGATGGCCGATATAAAAACCGAATCCCAGCAGCAGGGCTGCCATTATCATCATTACTTTTGTCTTCTTCATCTGTTGCACCTCCGTGCCTACACGTATGCTATAATGTAGGTGTCGTTAGATTCATCATAACTTCACTCCGCGAATGCCGCCCGGTATGGCCTCACTGGGCGGCATTTTGCTGTCTAAATTTCGCCGAGCACTAAGCTTGTAACCAGTGCGACGAGTCCAATCCAAAAAGCCGCGCAAAACAGCAGGATGGCTCTCCAGACAAGTACTCTCAGTTCGTCGTCTGAAATATTCTTCCACATGGGTATCACCTCTTTCGTCGTCTTCGTTTTCGCGGCGGCAGCGCTTCGACGGCTTCCAGGGCGCGTTCGACGTCAGCTTCTGATAAGTAACCGATGACATCGTTTCTTCCCTTAGTCAGCGGCGTAGCGACGATATCATGGTCTTCGTCATCCATGACGGCCAGTTCCCATAAGCCGGCCCGGCCGCCGTAGGTGTAGCGGCCGCCGCGGATGACGCTGACACGGTAGCCATTTTTCAGGTCGAAGACGTTGTGCTCGATGCTTTGCTCCATGATTTGCTCAACATAATGCTCATCTGGTTCAAATTTTCCAAAATTCATAGTGCCTCCCTATGCCAGCTCGATACCTGGGAAAATATCATTGCCGACGTCCTTCAGGCTTTTCCGTACCAGGCCCGTGCGATTGACGGCCCGGTCGTGCAGCCAGGCAATAATGCTGGTCTTTTCAAAGATGTATGTGTGTCCTTCCCGGCAGCAGGGCGCCCCTTCATAGATCCATTGATCTATGATTTCTTTACTGCGCCCGGTGACTTCCGCCAATTCCTTGCGGTTCCACGTCAGTTGGTCGCTCAATTTCATCGGCTCCAGCTTCTTTTCCATATTCTTCCCTTCTTTCGCTTATCGTGCTATAATGTAGTTATCAACTTTTTTTCCAAATCTTTTTTCCTTTAGATCCGTTCGGTTGCCGCCGAGCGGTTCTTTTTTTGTGCCCGTTTCGGACAGGTCAGATAGAGCGTCAAGCCCTTGCCGGCTAAATCAAAGATTTTCTCTACAATGGGACTCAGGTCCCTTTCTTCGGCCATGGTGATTTTGTCATCACAGCAGATACGTTCGAGCCGGATGCAGTCGCTGTTCGCATCAGCCAGGGCTACATGATACTGCATGGCCCCGGCCGCGACGCCCGGCAGTTTTCCGATTTTCGGCAGGATCAGCCTGCCGACTGCCGATTCTTTCGACAAATATGCATAGCCGAGGCACGGATTTTCAAAGACCTGCATCATGCCGGCAACCATGTCGTCACCTGGCAGGATTTCCCCGCTTTCATACTTTGCGTACGTCCTTACGGACACGTTCAGCGCTTCCGCTGCCTGCTCCTGCGTCATTCCCGCATCTTTGCGGGCTTTTTTTATTTCAATCCCGAACCTTTTACTCATGTTCATCCATCCCCTTTCCGCTATAATGAAACTGAACATCAAAGGAAACGTTCCATGTCGCTGGCATCATACGCGTCTATGACGTCGATTTTATCTACAATCTCTTCCATCCTTTCTTAGCTGCCAGTTCATCGCAAAGTCGTTTTGCTTCGTCCCAGGTTATGCATACCGGAACGTTCTTCACCCGATGCCAGCCGCCGCCCGGCTTCTTCTGATAGCAAATAGCGTATGATTCGCTACCAATTAGCGGTATAGCCGCGTAACGCCATCCCCTTTTGTCTATGTATTCTCTAGCTTCTTCCATGGTTTCACCCCCTTAGCTTCTGCCGATGAGCAGCAGAAATTCCAGAAACGTCATGTGCTCCTTGAGCATCCCGGTGTCGTATATCCAGTACTCGATGCCCAGGGCCGCAAGTGCGAACAGCACGATGGCCATAATTTTTAGCTTCATCATTTCTCCCATTTTTTCTTTTTTACAATTTAGTACTAATTGCCTTTTAACAATTTAAATTAGTTAAAAATATCAGGAAAAAGTGTTTCGATTGATTGATTACTCATTTTGGCAATCTTTTGCATAGTCTTAGCCGGCGGCGTTGCTCTTCCTACTTCCCACGCGCTCCACGTCTGCTGTGAAACTCCGAATAACTTTCCCATTTTTTCTTGACTACGCACTCCTCGATATGCAATTAATGCTTTACGCATTTACATCACCTTCTTTCTTTTTAACTAATTTATTTTGTAATTGCATTATATCACCAATTTAATTAGTATTCAATAGTGTATAACAATTTAAATTAGTTTTTATTTTACTAATATTTTTAGTATAATGAGGTAAAATAGGATTATGACGATTGGGAGGGGGTTAAATGAGTATCGGTTTAAATATAAAAAGGAACCGTGAAAGATTGGGATTGTCACAAGAAGCTTTAGCAAAAAAGATAGGGGTTAGCCAGCAGGCTGTAGATCGCTGGGAAAATGCAGGCGTTGTACCAAGAAACAAGGCTATCAAAGGGCTGATGACATTATTTAATATGTCGCGAGACGATCTGTTCGGGGACTCTTTGTCTAAAGGGAAAATTCACGGTGTGAAAATTCCCGTTCTTGGTCGTGTCGTCGCTGGTGTTCCTATTGATGCTGTCCAGGAGATTCTTGATTATGAGGAAATCACGCCGGAAATGGCGGCCACTGGCGATTATTTTGCGCTCCAGGTCAAGGGCGCCTCGATGGAACCTACGCTTCGTGATGGGGATATTGTCATCGTCAAGAAACAATCCACTGTCGATAGCGGTGACATTGCTATCGTCCTCGTGAACGGTAACGATGCCACCGTCAAAGAAATAAAAGAAAGCCCGGCCGGCATCACCCTTATCGGCCACAATGCCGCCATCTATACCCCTCAATTTTATTCAAACAAAGAAATCCAAAACCTTCCTATACAAATCATTGGCAAGGTCGTGGAAATGAGGCGAAAATTTTAGAAAGGACTGATGTATATGAAAAAATCAATGTTAGTAGCCGCTTCCTTTTGTGCTTTATTGGCCGTTGTATCTATTGGCGGTTGTAGTAGTGATTCATCTTCTAGTAACTCAAGTAGCTCTCAGCAAACATCGAGTAATGTTTCATCATCAAATTACAAACTTGTGCTTTCGGATAAAAGACCAACCAAAATGGCCTATATCGCTATTATTCCTGATTCTTCCGTAACTAAAGACCAGCTTGAAAAAATTAGCCAGGAAGTCTTTGATAAGGCAAAAAAAGAAAATCCGAAGGCAACTAATTTATTTGTCAGTTTTACTGATACTGATATTGATGGCGTTCCTTATACATATGGTCAAATACAATCTATTAATGGGAAAGTATCTGAAAGCCTCAATATAGATAAGGATTGGTCAAAAAAGCCGACAGAACGCGACTATCGAACATATATTTTATACAATAAATTTCTTCAGCAAAATCCCAAAGCCAGTTATGAGGACTTCGTCAATTCTTATCAAGATGCCCCCTCAGCTGATGAAATTAAAGCCAGTGTAGAAAAAGTACAAGCATGGATCATGATGTGATTTATTGAATAACCCCATTAATATGATATAAAAATAGGAGGTTTTATCATGGGATTATTTTCACATAACAAAGAAAATGTAGCTCCTGTTTCCCCTATGGCTTCTGTATTGGGGGAACACTTATTCTACCTTGACGGGCGCGGGGCAAACTTATTTGTCCATGAAAATTGTGTTGTTATTGACCGTACCAAGGGGGGCTTGATGAATTTAGGAAACCGGACATATAAAATTATTCCTTTCCGATATATCGTTTCTATTCAAGTAAAATCCACTGGTGCTACAACTGGTTTCATTGAATTTTCAACTTATGCACACGAATTTACCGAGATGAAAGGTTTTGACCGCGTTAATGATGAAAACACTGTAAACTTTGGCAGCGAAAAATCTGTAGAAGCATGCCGTAAAATAGTGGAATATATTGTTCCTAAAATTCTTTGATTGAAGATTCTTTTAATTAAATTCACAAAATATCCAGAATATCTCTGTCAAATACCGTCGTAGATAATTTATCTTGCGAAATCCATGGCGTTTTCAACAGATATGCAAAAGATATTCGGAATTTTAAGTAACTCATAACATACCGTGGGTCGCACGGGAATCTACGCCTGTGGAGAGAGTGTAAGCCGCCGCAACTCTTTGGAGTCAGTAGCGCTGTTCTCGTTGAAGCAGGAAGTTCCCGCCTCTATAGGCGGGAGTACGTTCACAAGATGAAGATATACGCTTTTGCACAGGGAGTTACTGTAAGATACCCTAAGATTAAATGGGATTCGATAAGTAATAAAATTTCCTTGACAATTTAAAAATGGTACTGTATGATAAAGATGAACCACAAATGATGTCTATCCTCTGACGGTACGCATTCCTAATTGTCCTGGAATTGCCGAACTCAGAGGATTTTTTATGTTTTACGGAGGTTCTTTATGGATACAGACAAAACTGCAATATTTATCGATGGGGCATTTTTTATTAAAAGAGCTCTTTCCATTTTCGGACCAATCGAACCGGATAAATTGGCTGATAAACTTTGGTCATATTCTTTGCGGCACATTTATCCATTCCATGATAAAAAATGGGAAGACCTATCTAAAAAAGAAAAAGATTTACGGGAAACTTCGGATTTTCACTATGCATTAGACCATTTGTACCGAATTTTCTTCTATGATTGCCCTCCTTTGCAAAAGAAAATGCATCATCCGTTAACCAATCAATGTATTGATTTTGCTAAATCAGACAGAGCTAAATGGCGCCTCTCATTTCATGAAGCATTGCGGAAAAAGCGAAAAGTCGCTTTGCGTTTAGGGGTTATGGATGAGGCAAATTGCAGTTGGACAATCATTCCTTCAAAAATAAAGCTTTTGTACCAGCATAAAATAACAATAGATGACCTTACTGAAAACGATTACGTTTTAACGACGCATCAAAAAGGCGTAGATATGCGCATAGGGATAGATATTGCATCGGTCGCTTACAAGAAACAAGCATCAAAAATGGTGTTAATTTCTGGGGACAGTGATTTTGTTCCAGCAGCCAAACTAGCACGTCGCGAGGGTGTTGATTTTATACTTGATCCAATGCATGCTTCTATAAAATCAGACTTGCATGAACATATAGATGGTAAGCACACTGTATTCCCAAAGCCAGCACCCAAGAACAAAAATAAATCGGACAAAACGACAACGCCGTCTGCTTCTCAATAAAAACAGCAAAAAATCCTTATCAAGCATGAAAAATAAATCACATTGACAAGTAAATTATCGAACTATTTACAAAGCAATTTTGACAACCAATCCAAACTAATGTATCATAAGGATATAAAAACACAGCGGTTACCCGCACCTAAAATTAGGACATTGTGGTGAAACTCCACACCTAAAGCAAAAAGGCCTTGTATCCTTAGAGATGCAAGGCCTTTTATGTTGCAGAAAAAGGTACAGATGTCCACAAGATACTAAATAGCAATGATTTATCTTGCGAAATATATGTGTTTTTCAACAGATATTCAAAAGATATATGCAGAACTCGGTAACTACATAGGGACAAATTATCCCCAGGTAACTATGAAAGAAAAAACCAACTGAAGAAAAAATAAAAGAAAGGATGAATCCTATGATGAAGAAACTTACCCTGGCCCTGGCTATGATCTGCGTATTGTCCTCAGTCGGTACAGCCTTTGCCGCCGACTACCTGGGCAATCCCCGTTCCATGAAATTCCATTACGCAACCTGTCGTACCATTAAACATCCCGAAAATTTTGTCCCCATCGACTCCCGTGATGAAGCTCTTGCCGAAGGATATGTACCTTGCGGCGTATGTAAGCCGTGAAAAGCCTTTGAATTATCTTCTGTACTTGAAAGGATTAATCTACATGAAAAAAAGACCTGATGGCCGCTACAAAGTCTCTCTGACCATCGACGGCAAGCGTCATTATTTTTACGGCCGAACCATCAAGGAAGCGGAACAGCGTCGCGACCAATTCAAAAATGCACTCCACGCTGCGCCCAACGTCGATTATAATATCACCTTAGGTCAATGGCTATCTATCTGGCTACGAGGCGCCAGGTCGACGCTGGCAGAGGATACATTTGATTCTTACGTCTTTCAGCTGCGCCGCTACGTACTGCCGACGCTGGCTAAGGTAAAATTGATTGAGCTACAGCCGCACATGTTCCGCGGCCTGATTGCCTCCCTGCTCTCCCAGGGATACAGCAATCGCACGGTACAATATGCCCTGGCTGTTGTCCGAATCGGACTCCGGCAGGCTGTGAACGATGGTATCATCCCGACGTATCCCCTTCGTGGCGTCAAGCTTCCGACCGTGACCCATGACAAGGTCCTGGCACTGACCAAGGAAGAGGCGACCCGCTTCCTGTCATCCGTGCATAATCCGAAGCATCACAACCTGTACTGGGTAGCCCTATATACTGGCCTGCGCCGATCCGAACTGCTGGGCCTCCGCATCAACGACGTCGACATGAAAAATAAGACACTCACCGTCAATCAGACTGTCTTGAACGTCGGCGGCAACGTCGTTATCAGCCAGACGACGAAAAACAAATCCTCTCATCGGACGATATCCCTTGACGATCAGACGCTCCGCGTCATCCGTGCCCAGGAAAAAATCATTTTTGAAGAGCGAATGGCATCCCTCCACTACGAAAATAATAACTTGCTCTTCGCCCGTCCCGATGGACGTCCGTATGATCCAAAATACATTTCCCGCCGCACGAAAGCCTACGGCCGCAAGTCAGGGATGCCGGAAGCTTTCTCTTTCCACACCCTCCGTCATACCCATGCGACGCTCCTGGTCAAAGCCGGCGTCCACTTCAAAGTCATCCAATATCGCCTGGGACATGCCACCTTTGCCCAGACCATGGACACATACAGCCACATCACGCCGGCCATGGAAAGCAGCGTCGTCGACAAACTCCGTGACCTCATCTGA